ATGCTTACGGTTAAACAGATTGAAGCAGCGAAGCCAAAAGACAAGCCCTATCGTTTGCTCGATAGCAATGGCCTGTACCTCTACATACCAGTTTCTGGAAAAAAAGTATGGCAGTTACGCTTCAAGCTAGATGGCAAAGAAAAGATTTTAACCGTGGGTAAATATCCGCTTATGTCGTTACAGGAAGCTAGAGATAAAGCCTATCTTGCTAGAAAAGACATCACCGATGGTATAGACCCCGTTAAATCAAAAAAGAAGAGCGAAAATAACAACTTATTCTCAGCCATTTATAAGGAATGGTACGCTCACAAGCGTCAGGTTTGGTCTGAGGGGTACGCAACAGAATTACAGCGGATGTTTGAAACCGACATTCTCCCACTCATAGGAGCAATGGAGATAGACGAAGTCGAACCCATGGCACTTTTATCTGTAGTACGAAGAATTGAGGAGCGTGGGGCCATGGAGAGAGCAAACAAGGCTCGTCGTCGTTGTGGTGAAGTATTTCGTTATGCCATTGTGACTGGTAGAGCAAAATACAACCCAGCTCCGGATCTCGCTGATGCTATGAAAGGCTACAGAAAGAAAAACTTCCCATTTCTACCTGCAGATCAAATACCCGCATTCAATCATGCTCTAGCTGGGTATTCAGGAAGTATAGTTTCAAAGATTGCGACCATGGTCCTGCAATATACCGCCTTGAGAACGAAAGAACTCAGGTCGATGCAATGGTCAAATATCGATTTTGTTTCAGGGCTTATAACAATTGACGAATCTGTCATGAAAAACCGTAAGCCACATATCGTACCTATGTCACGGCAAGTTGTAGAGTTGCTAAAAACATTAAAGCCAATCACTGAACCAGTGTCGCCGTTTGTTTTTGCTGGAAGAAATGATAAAGGTAAGTCGATAAGTGAAAATGCTGTTTTGCTAGTCATCCGTCAAATTGGTTATGAAGGATTGGCAAGCGGTCACGGCTTCCGTCACCAGTTCAGTACAATTTTAAACGAGCATGAATGGCCATCCGAGGCGATAGAGCGTCAACTTGCTCATACAGACAAACACTCTGTGCGCGGAATTTATAACCACGCGCAGTATCTTGAAAAGCGGCGAGAAATGATGCAGTGGTGGGCTGATTGGATAGACTCAGGAGTAACTGCTGGATAGGTGCTGTTGAGTTCCCAGACCAGAAGATAGTGATGAGGCGGGATAAGGCTGAGGAGCTGATGAAGGCGCTCAAGAGAGCGATTGATTATGTTGATGCAGGGATCGAGCATCCGAACTCGCGTTTCTTTGATGACGACTGATTGCTGATCGGTTGTCCAGCGCTGGAAAAATTAACATATCTGAACTACATAATGCTTAAGTTATCCTAATAACTCAAAGTGGTTATATGGCGACTAAGTGGAATTATATATGTTCAAATTATTAGCAGTGTTAATTATTGGAATGACTCTATCACTGCAAGCCGATGCTAGCCGTGGACGTAAGCCTTGCTCTGGCTCTAAAGGTGGCATATCTCATTGTACAACTGACGGGCAGTTCGTTTGTAATGATGGGACGATTAGTAAATCGAAGAAGATTTGCCGCTGATTGATGCCAACCTTAGGGTGGGTTGGCTAAGACCGGTTGGAAGGATTGCTTTGAAAATTATCAGGTGTGCCGTAAAACCCCGATCTTCAGGGCGGGGAGGATGTCAAGGAGATTACTAAATGATACGAATAGGAAGGCTTCTTCCAGGAGGCGTTATCGTTGAAGAAGGTCAGCACCGTCCGATAAAAGGTGTTGCAATACTTCCTACGCGTGATGGCGATACCGAAGAAGTAGTTGTTTTTGCAAAACAAATCTCATCAAGGAGCATTTCCACAGAGATTACATGTGCAGCGCTTGGTCGATGCCTTTCACTACCAATACCAGAGCCAGTAATCCTCTTTGATGAAAATGACCTGCCATTTTTTGGAAGTGTTGACACTGCCTATCCCAGTTTTTCTCAATACATTAATGATGCATCAGATAAAAGTGTTCTTGAAAAGTTGGAATCATGGCCCCTACTTCGTAAGGCTGCATATTTTGATGAGTGGATAGCGATGGACGATAGGCACAATGGAAATCTATTGTTCAATGGGGATGGTTTTTACTTAATTGATCATGAGTCTGCCATACCTTCTGGGTTGTCTCCCGAGCAAAGTGGCATTGAATATTACTCAAATCAACTCCTACAAATTGCCAGCAGCCTCCTTGATCGGAAAAACGAACTTGCGGTGCAAATGGCTGCAAACGAAGCTAGAGCTTGGTCTGTTTCTAACAGACAAGAGCCTATAGAGAACCTTGATGTGGTGCTATCCTCAAGCGTACAAGAAAAGACAAAAAATCAGATTTTGTCTTTTCTCGCCGCTAGAATAGAAGTGCTTGGTGATATACTCTATGAGCAGATCAAGCCCAAACAAGTACAGATGGACTACGATGCTAAACCTTGACCACCTCTTAAAGACAGCTCCTCAGATGCCGACAACAATCGGCAGCTGGATGCCTGTGTATCTTGAGCCTATGCTTGGTTCAGGAGAGAGGCTTGTGATCATTGTTGCCGCAGTCACATCGACAGGAGAGGTTTTAGTAAAACCAGCAATTAGGAAGGAAGTTATAGAAGCCATGTATGGCTTCAAATCTTCTGGTTTCACTAATATGGTTGAACTGATTTCTACTAGCTTAAGCTGCCATCTTAACCAAAATAAATCATTTACTGGTTGGCAGCCTCCGGTTACTGGTATCTCGGTTGGAGAACCACGCCAAGCAGCATCTTCTAGCGCCACGGGCATCTTAAGGCAAGCAGTTTCCTTATCATCTAGCCTTTCTTCATTACTTGATGATGAAATTTCACCGTCCAAAAAACGTACAGACACAACAAAAGAAAAAGACCGTTGGTCAACTCAACTCATTGATGCTGTTATAAAAGAAGATATTCACAGAGAAGTTTTTTTTAACAGGCAATATGTTTTTTCTGACGGGCATAGACCTGCAAAAATATTTTACCTGAGTGATTATGCAGCAATAAATACAGGGAAATTATTACCATCAAATCTAAATGAGCTAGTTAAAGATGGTAAGGCAAAGATTTCAGATTTATCAATGATAAAGAAAAACAGCAACCTGTTCGAAAGAAGCACCCATGAAATGGTTGTATTTCGTCCATCAGACGACAATCCAGCTTACTCGGAAAAGAAAATTGCATTGATAAATAGTGCTTTTCTTGCTCTTCAGGATCTGGCTCATGCCTATGATGTAAGCATAACTTCGGTAAACACAATCGAGCAAGCAGCTAGAATAATCTTGAAAACAGCAGCCTAGAAGCATAACCCCGCCACCGCGCGGGGTTTTTATTACCCAGCTCATAACTCAAAGAATCATCCGCATTGCTATCTTAGATTTACCCCGTACAATCCGCGCCTGACAATATCCATTTGAATCACTTAAACGCATTAGCGATCCGCTGGTATTGTCACTGCGCCGGTCTGTTATATACACTCTGGTTTTTCTAATACTTCGGATTTCCTTCGAACTTACTCAACATAAGCTCGCTAGAGTGGTGGGAGCATTATTCAGAAGGAATTAAATATTCTCGCCATTTGTTAAGAAAATTCCACAGTTCTACGTCAGAGTGCAAATTATACTTCCTCATAACTTCCCGTTTTCTTTGACTTGCCATTTTCATTCCTATCCCTAGAATATTACCAACTTGAGACACACTAAACCCCCTATATAAATAATGGATTACACGTTTTTCACCTGCAGTTAATAATAAGCTACGACATGAACGTAATTTTTCTTCTTTTTTTCCGTTTAACATAGTCCAAGCTTGAGATACCTTATTACGAACTTGCTCAACAGTGTCAGTTCTTCGGATAAAAATGCTTCCTTGCAAACACGGTAATAGATTCTCAATAATCGGCAAGGTTTGTCCAATGCTAATACCAATAAGAAGAACGTTTTTTTTGTGATGACTAAAGTTAGAAACGCAAATGCGATCCATTCCAGCAGTGAACGGTGTTACATAAATATCTGCATTACGCAATGCACCTATTGCTGAAACTCCATCAATTCGTTTCAGAATTATTCCCATATTTTCAGTGAATATTTCCTCTAATAGGTACCATATTCCGGAGCTATAAGCTTGATTCACATCGTCAAGGAATACTTTAATCTCTGTAGGCACTCTCACATCCTTCATTCATTGAATCATCATAAACCCGCCAGATTAATTTTGAGCCCAGCAGATAAATATTAACTTATTATAGTGTTAGAACCTATATCATCAAGATAATCAATAATCCCCACAATAGAGTCACACTTGTTTTGTCACTGCGCCAGAGTCTTGCATACGCTCCGGCGCAAACCTAATTACTCTTCTGCAATTTCTTCTTGTGCCATTTCTTCTTGCGCTGCTTTTTGAGCCAGATTCCAGATTGAATCTTGTGGCATTTCTACACGAACGGAAACGAACTGGTCAGGCGGTATATCAATGGGATCGCTTTCCTCATATCCGTTTTTGGTGTTTCTGGCAAATGCTGGAGCCTCTGGGTAAGTTCGGTGATAGGTTTTTACCAAAATAGAACCATCAGCATCGACTTCATAATCAAGCCAAAGCAAACGCTGACCATTGCGATCTTTGGGGATTTCAAAACCTCCATCAATACCGCCCCATGCCTTATCTGAGTGCGGGCCGAGAATATCGCTTATGCGATACACGCCAACACTCTCGCGCTTCACCTGCGCACCTTCTGATTCGTCATTTGTTTCAAACGAACCATCAGAAAATATCTTAATAATGGGTGATGCTGTTTTGATGAAGCCACTACTATCTACCGTCGTGTTTCGGGTGTCTCTCGTATAAACCAGAGGTGTAGCGTCATTACCAAATGCCCCTCGCCAACATAGGCTTCCCGAGTTTCCAGATGTGGCATAAGGAACAAAGAGTATTGTTCTATTTGTTCCTCTTAGACTGTAGCAAGTCGCATAGCTATATCCTGTGCCATTTTGCCCCACCACAGGGACACCAGCGTCGGGACCATCAGGCCCCAGTAACTTGTCATAAGAGCCATCAAACAATTTTGCCATGATGTTTACACCCGGAGAAATCGCATCAGCTTTCGCCACGATATCTGAATTTGTAAAATTATAGGCTTGCTTATTGAGTAGAATATTGCCTTTGTTAGCCCCCGTATTCACCCCAGCTGCGGTACCCAGCGCTGATTTATCTGCTTTATTTTTATCAAGCGCGGTAAAACTTTTGATCGTAACTTTAGTGCCATCTGGTGCAGTGAGTGCAACATCGCCTGTGCCGGTCATAATCTGCTGCCAGCCGTCCATTTGCGCTTGATAGTAGCCAAGCGTCGCCGCGAGTTGATTAGACCATGCCGCTGTACTGGCGGACTCTGCCACCAAGATCGAATATTTGGAATTAGTGAAAGTTTTGTAGATTGGCTGGGCCAACTCTATCGACGTATCGCTAATGACACGCTTAACCTGATAGACGCCATCAACCCCTGCATTAGACGATACAAACAGCACGGAGCCATTCGTAATGCCGATCTTCGCATCGCTCCACTTTGTGCCGGTGCCGGTAATAGTGGTTGCATTCAATGCGCCCGTGATCGTGCCTGTCGTGTATAAAGACATAATATTTGCTCCAATAAAAAACCCGCCGAAGCGGGTTATTAAGATTTAATCCATGTAAGCTGTTTCGATATAAACCTGATAATCGAGCCGAGGTGTAAGCGATGTATCCCAAGACCACGCACCGGAGCCACCGAAGTTTCCAAAAGCCTGCGCACGCAAACCATCAGAAAAACCGGTAATCACGCTAAACGCATTACCACCGTTACGCTTTATCGTTCCGGTGATTGATGGGCAAACGGCTATTGAGCGGCCTGCAACAATGCTGGTATTTGGCGTTGCATGGGCATCTGTAATGGCGACGGTTCGAATAAATAGAGGGTTATCCAGCGATGACCATTCAACGGCGCCAGCCTCATTTCTAATGACTGCCCCATACTCTGGCGCAATGCCGGTAGTCCCAACCCCCATCAGGTATACAATCGCGGGTTTACTGACAGCAGCACCTGACGGGGGCGGCGCAAGTATGAGCCCTACCTGAGAGCCAGAAACAGAGGCTAGCAAAGCCACATTCGCTTCATATCCGCCCTCTATTCGAACAAAAGGGATCGTAGTTTGGGGATTTGGAATGTTAATGATTAACGGGCTTTGCCCTGCCGGAGGCACAATGACACGTTGGCGAGAAATCAGCGAAAAATTGCGCAGGGTTGTATCGTATATTGTCCTGCCCTTATCATTTTTCAGTTCAACGTAATATGGCATAGCCTATTTCTCCACTAAGCAAATAAAGATATACCCAGATGAAGAAGCATCGGAAGCAATGCTTGTCCATGAAATTGTATTTCCGTTTATTTTGGGATGGATATATGCGCCTATCGCGCCACCTGATCCCGACACTGCGTATGTTAAGTTATATACACTCAAATCTACGTTTGGATAGCTTTTACTCCCATTTCTATTTGCACTAGTGATCATAATGCTATCGAGAAAAAAAGAGCGCCCATCGATGGCGCTCGTTTCAATCCCTCTTTCGTTGTAGACAAAAACACCATAACTTCCCATTAAGGTTTATACCCCGCTCCAAATCGCTTCACTCCTTTCGCGTCATACACAGCCATACCATTAGAATCAAACACGGAGCGACCACCGCCCGGTAACGCCGAGTTCATTTCTAACACGCCATTCTTATCGATGCGCCAGCCAGCCTTGCCCGCAACGTAATTGTTTGACTGAATATAGCTACCGATTTTGGCGTTAGTAATAGATGCATCTTGGATGAGCGCGGAAACAATGAAGGTTTGCGAACCTTGAACAAAAAACGGCAACGTATAGCCGTTAGTAGCCGGATTTAACACAGCGAATTGATCAGCACTGGCTAAAATACGTGTGCTCACCGTCCCTGCCGCGTTTACTTCGGCACCAATTGACAAACCGGCTGCATAATATTTCCCTTTATACGTGATACCGGCACCCATGCTGTAAACGGAACTACCCGTTCCATCTTTGTTAAAGATAGTTTGGCCGCGAACTTGAATAGCCGCCGTGTTTTCTCCGACCGTCGATGTTAAGCCGGTTATTTTTTCCGATAAGGCTTTGTCTCCCTCTGCGACTGTTTTGCTCAATTCCGTGATATTGCTATTAGTGGTATCAGTTTTAGAATTAAGTTGGGTAATCTTTTGCGCTGTAGCTTCATTATCTTTTGCTACGGTTTCGCGGAACTCAGTTAAATCTGAGCTTGTTTTATCCGTCTGCGTTTTTAACTGAGTAACTGCCGTTGCTCTTGCCTCTGTTTCATCCGCGACAAGTTGCTGGGTTTCGATTATTTCCGCCTTACGGTCGCCGTTCTGCACCATCCAGCGGCGCACATCGGCATCATTTGCCAGCGCATTCTGTATTGCAGCATCGGCTGCGGATTGAAGCTGAGCATTCGAATCGACTAGGTTTTTGTCGATCTCTTTGAAGGTTTCAGACTCCTCAATGCCTTTTTTAACTTCATCAGCAATCCAATCAACTTCCGTGCTGGACTCCCCTAAAACCCACTCAATCCAGTCCCCCTGATTCCCCGATTTATCCACCAATCGAGCACGATAGAAGAAAGACTGCCCTGCTTTCAGACCCATCTGCTGATAGCTGCGCTGAGGATACGGAATATCAGATAGAAGCATGGCTCCGTCTTCAGCGTTTTTATCGTTGTACTGAATCTCAGTTTTAAGCGTATCTTCGGCCCCATCGGGAAAATTCCAAGAAAGCCGTATACCAAAAACTAGCGGATCGGTTTTGAAACCAACCGGCTGCGGCGGCTTCCCTTCTTTACCCTTAAGTTCAGTTTCTAACGAGCTAGCCCATAGCGATGAAATATCACTGGCGTTGATAGCACGAACGCGCACCAAATAACGACCTGCGTAAATACCGGGAACCTCGAAGCCCAGTGCCGACGTGCGCGGGACTGATACCCAGTTACCGTTATCTTTTCGCCACTCAGCCTCATATGCGATCGCATTCTTCACCGCGTTCCACGTTGCGCGCAGCGTGGTAACGGCTATCCCCTGATTGATGCTCGAGTAGCTGGTAATAAGAACATTTTCTGGCGCAACCTGAACACCCGGTGGAATAACAGAAATGGGGCGATCGTCTATACGTGCGCCGGTATCAATCCGCGCATATTTGTCCGGGTCATGGTAAGCCCCAACGATGGTGTAGGTGTTGTCGTTGTTGTCTGCCACACTCACAACGCGGTAGAGCTGCACGGCAAGTTCATCAGCATCAACTGCCCATACTGATTCGGCCTGCGGAGTTTCGCTGTAGTTTGTTGTTACAGTGACGAGGCGACCATTTACCGACTGCACCGTTCTGGCCTGACTGATACCAGAAGGTAAATTAACGATCAGACGGTCACCGCTCTTAATATCTGGCTCGCGGTCGAGGCGAACATTTCTCCCTTCAACGCTGCTAATACGGCCTCCCATGACTCGCCCTGAGAGCATCTGATCGGCAACGCCAATAATATGCCCCGGAAACGGGATTAAACCATCGAGTCCCACGGAAAACTCAACCGTTCGATCTTGGCTATTACTCAATAATGCCCAGCGGCCACGGCGATTAGCTTCGCTTTGACGCGTACAACCAATGGCCGTGATCTCCGTCTGGTTCACCCCATAACGGCGTACCAATGCATTTTCGAACACTGACTCAACCGCGTCGGCATAATGATTGGCAGGGTCTGACCATCCCACCATGGCTGTGGTGTACCGCGTGCGTTCGCTCGAGGCTGAGTAGGCAAACTTCCCATTGATAACGTTGGCGCGCGTGTAGGTGTAATCCAAGTCTCGCGGCATATCTGCCAGTGTCACTATCTGGTTTTGCCCGTAACAGGTCATACCGCGGAAAATAGCAGCAAAATCTGTCAGAACGGTCCACGCATCTTCACGCGACTGAATGTACACATCACACTTAAAGCGTGGCTCCATACCATCCGCGCCACGTCCATCGGGTACCAGTTGATCACAATACTGCGCAATACGATAAAGCTCAGATTCATCCACCTGCGTGGAGTCAATGCGTTGGCCTAATCCGTAACGATCAGAGATCAAGATGTCATAGAACACCCATGCTGGGTTATCAGTCCATGCCCACTTGAACCCGCCCGTCCAGACACCAGAGTATTGCCGCGTGACCGGATCATAATTATCCGGCACTCTGACAATCATCATCTTGGGTCGGCATGTTACTTTAGGGATGTTTTGAAACTGCTTAGCGTTAAATTCTACGTAGAGCAGCGCAGTGTTTGGATAGCGTAATTTGGCATCGATAACTTCAGTGTAAGCCTCAACATTCATCGTATCGGCAATACGACCGCTATTAGCGTTGGCGGTGAGACGGCGAACACGCAACTGCCAGCCGGTTGTCGCTGTGGGTAAGTCAATACGGTGGCTTCGCTCATAAAGCGTTGTCGTTTTACCATCAACCGCAGATTTGAGCACCTCGCGATATGCGCCTCCGTCCGTGGCCACATCGATAGCGTATTCAATTTTGTAGCCGTTCACATCGCCGTTATCTTTTTGCTGCTGCAATGCAGGCCAGCCGAACCGCAAACGCACTGCAGATAACTGAGTATTGTTAACCGCGCGCACCCACGGCGCAGAGCTCTTAAGTTCGGTGCCAATGGTGATTTCATTCTCAACAGCAGGGACACCTTTGATATATTCCTGCGATTGGGTGCCGGGGCGAAACTCCCAGCTTACCCCCTCGAAATTCGAGCTACCGTCCTCATTAGTGAGCGGCGTTCCATCTAGGAAAATATTGGTACCATCAAGACCACCAGCCCATTCTCCCTCACCCAATGCGAGCAATATTTTGGCAATGGCCATCGACTGGATACTATCGGGTGATTCCACAGGCGTATGACCACCACCACCGCCACCTTTATGACCTTTAATCTCGTTTATCATATTTCACCCATAAAAAAACCCGCCGTAGCGGGTCTTGTGAATTGATATGTTTATTGCTGATCTTCGGTATATATCCCAGCGGAAATAACTGCCCCGCCGATCTCTCGATCACCATAACCGATAGCAACAGGATTGCCCTGAGCAGTACTGTTAACAGGGCCGCCAAATGCATAGCTGGGTTTGTTGTCCGGATCTTGTCGCATTCGAATACCAGCTTGTTGGGGGGATAGCATTTGGACTACACCGCCGAGCGCCATAGATGCGCCTGTTAGAGCCAAAGCCCCCCCCCACACCCCCGTGCTTGCAAAAGCGCCAGCCAGTGTTCCGCCACTAAAAAATGTTGCAGCACCTATTAGCGCTACACCAAGAATTGTTTGAAAGAGTCCTGCGCGCTTACTCCCTATAATTACAGGCACAAGATGTATGTCATCTGTACCTTTAGTTAGTTCTAGTTCATCCTCTTTGATATTTCTTTTTCCAACAAACACCGCAAAGGTTAATCCACGCTTATGCGCTGCCAGCATATAATGCTCAAAGTTAGGTAACAGATTTTTTGCTGCGCTGATCATCTTTGTAGCGCTATGTGCTCGATATTTAAAGTCACGCCCAAATTCAGCAATAAGTGGGCCATGAAAGCGCAGGGTACGTAAAGAAGCCTCAGTAAACGCCATGCTTAACTCCCATAAAAAACCCGCCGTAGCGGGTCTTGTTTTAGTTATTCTTAGGTGTTGAATAACCCTCTAGATTGAACTTGAACTGCCTAGGACCAGCCTGATAAAAATTAGCCTCAAGCATTAGTTTTTTGTGCGTTTGAATATTTTTTATGAATGATGGTGCGTTTCCTATAAATAACACGTCAGAACGACCATTGGCTGCAGTATTTACTTCGTACTTCTGAATTTTTTCACTATCAAATTTTACTGAAATACTACAACCATCAATAGATGCACAACTAAACTGTCCCTTACTAATCATTAACATAGCTTCAGCCGGTTTGAGATCATCAGCTTTCTGACCGTCTTTTAGTTCTGTTTTCTTAGATCGTAATACTAGGGTCATGCTTGACCCGCCGTTATAAGGAAAATCAAAATTGACGGTATTGTCTGAATCAGTCTGTAGAAACTTCGTTGAAGTTCCTCTCATTTCATCATTATCATAAGAAACAATCCAATCAGCAGCTACTGTTGGAACCGCAATGAATAACAATGCCGCGACTGAAATCTTGCCAAGTTTCATTAATCCATCCTTTTTTTGTTAATAGAATTCAAAGTAATCCTAACAAGGATTAAGAGTTGAAAAAATAGATGGCTTTAACAAACATTGACGCGGGGGCTAAATAAGATGCTCGAGCCTAACAATTTTCACAGTTCGATCTTTCCAGTACCCCCCATAGGGAACACGCTGACTCAACATGCCGTACATATGATGCAATAGCATCCCATCATCTAGCAGAATACCGGCATGATTCGCGACCGGCGCGGAGACCTGCATTATCACCATATCGCCCGATTGAGGTGGGCCACTAAACTCACGAAAACCGCATTCATACCAATTATCAAGATAGAGATTTTCACGGCCTGACTCCCACCATGGATAATCAACGCGGTAATCATTAAGCACAATGCCATGCGTTTGCCGGAAGTAGCTCATAACCAGCCCCCAACAGTCTGTATGCCCTAATACAAACGCGCGCCCCACCAGTGGCAATTCCCCACGCGGCATCACTGTGCGCAAGTCCCCTTCAGGATAACTCACGATATGCCACGGCATTGCCATAGCGTCACATTGTGCCTTATCCAGCTCACTCGGCTGCGTGGTGGCATCGGGATGACTATGTACAATCCCCGTTACGGTTCCCCATCGTTCTGCTGCAATATAATCCTCCGGAGATAAATGAAACTGTTCCGTGGGATTTTCTGCGATATTACGGCAGGGAAAGTAGCGCTCCACGCGTGATTTTTGCGCCACCACGCCACAACATTCAGCCGGATAAACCTCTGCGGCATGGGCCACGATAGCCTGTATCGTTTTCTCTCTCATACTATTGCCTTATCAGTGCTGCACCCGAAAAGCCGCCAAACGGCACCGGATTGTTTTCACCATGCCGCTTTTGACAATCGCTGAGTAACCCACCGCATTTATCCTGACTCGGATCATCAACTGGCTGCCCATTCTCATCGAAGTAGCGCGTGCCCGCGTAATCACACCCTTTACCCGTTCGGTACCAACCGCGTGAGCACCATGTACACAGCGAGTGGATCTGGCGCGTCGGTATTTGCAGGCCACGTAAATCAGCAGGGCTCGCCAGCTCAAACTCAACGGTTTCATCGTTTTCGAGTGACTTACGGTCAATATAGTAAACCTGCTTTTTTTCCTGCTCGGGATCGGCGGTGGGGTTGCCTTCGGGGAAGTTCTTAGCATCGAGGTAGTGAACCATCGTGTCATGGATTGTCACTTTGGCCTGTGCCATATCATCAAAGCGCAGACATAACGCCGTGATAAGCCCATCAATATTGGACACGCTCAGCGTCGGCTGCGCGGCCTGTCCATCCGTGGACATTTCCAGCCCCTCAACCTGCACCGCCCATGGGCCATACTCATTCCCCTGCCACCAGATAGATTTCGCGGGCAGCTTGTTTTCATCACCACCGGCTGCGATTAGCTCCTTTTCTGAGTAGGGAAGCGTACAACTGTGAAACCGCAACACATCGGCACCAAAGGCCGAACCATCAACCTCAAAAAGCCGGACTTTATCGCCCGGCTCTAACTTCTGAATATCTGCGTTAATCATGGATGAAATGCCTGTATGAAAGTGGCGGAAAGCGAGTAATTGCCACCGCCCAGCGCGTTCGGCTTGTACTGCTCACAACGGTAAAGCCCCAAGGGAGATAACGGCGGTTTCCATTGAAAAGAAGTTCTACCAGCATGCCGATCGAGGAACCCCGCGATCGCTGAGATATAAGCCTCACTTCCCACAAAATTAAGATCCCAATTCTGGGCACGAAAGTTAATACCATCCCCCGCAACCTGCACGTACCCGTCCCCGAACTGCGCTTTACGTATTCGGAAAGTTGCATCCGCTGCCGCGTTGGTGCGTGGGCTCCACTGAAATGTTTCGATAGCCATCAGCGCCCCTTTATCGCTCGTTGAATAGTTCCACCCGGTCGCAGGTCCCGATCGCGCAATGTGCGGTATCGCTGATCGACATAACGACCAATATCAGCCCCAAACTGCTCATAGCCCACCGTGGCTTGGGTCGCCGTATTCCCTGAGCCATCGATATTGATAGTGACCTGCGGCGCAGCGCTCATGGCTTGCTGATTTGCCCCAACCATGCGAACACCGAGCGAACCATCAGCGCCACGCTTGAGCGGCATAATGGCTTCCGGCCCCGCCTCACCCATAAGCCCCGCCCCTTTTGCGAAGGCAAACGTAGTCGGACGATCGACAATTTGCCCACTAAAGGCACTCAGAGACGGCGACGAATACACGCCGCCTTTGGCATTGGGAACATAGTTTTGCCAGCCAGTCCCCATACCCATACCTCCAGTAGCTCCAGTAGCCCCGGCTGAACTACTTGCAGCACCACCAACAAAACTGGATCCAATTCCCATAATTGAACTTAGGATCGTGTTTGTAATAAGTGCTTGTGCTGCCATATCAACCAGATTTTGAATCAGCGTTTGAGTGAGCGTTGAAAACAGATTAATCATGCCCTCTTTAAAGGTCTGTGTGCGTGTAAGCAGCCCAGTGAGAATATTGGTAGTACGCTCACGAGTTGCCTCAGCCATACCTATCGCCAAGCTATTGAAGTCACTTTGTGATTTATAAAGCTCAAGTGCGGTTTGATATTGCGCATCAGCAGAATCTTTGCTGCTCTTCTGCATCAACATTTCGTACTGATCTTTGCTTAATTTGCTGTTCTGGTAGTAGGTACTTATCAGGCTCTGCTGCTGCGCCAGTTGATTTCTTTGCTGGGCTAGCGGATCAACATCTCCAGCTATATCAAGCTGAGGCGCTGAAACTGCATCTGCCTGCGCCTGCAAAATCTGCCGAGCGGTGTTCTGTGATAACGTGACGCGGGCTGACATATATTCCTTTTCTGTCAGTAAACGAGCATCAAAGAGCGACTTAAGATCTTGGCTGGCTTCTTTTTCTTTATTGATGGCTGCACGAGCGGGGGAATACTGCTCAGCAAGTTCTACCCGTTGTTTCTGGTAGTTCTCTGCATTCATCAGTAATGCGCGCTGTAAATCCTGCTGGCTGGCTCTATTTTTACCTGCTGCCGATATCAGCTTTTCTTGACTGGCTTTTTCCTGTAAGTCAATTCTGGCAAGACTTGAAGCGTGCGCTTCTTCAATTTCTTTGCGCAATTGCAGATATTGGTTAACCGTTTCTTTTGTATGTTTGGCTGTATCCTCGCCAGTCCATGGCGTAGTGACCCCCTCACCCGCCTTAGCAGTTTGTTCGGTTAAGGTTTTGATGTCGCTTGCGAGAGAATTAGCCTGATCAGCAATACCTGTTTGCACCAGAAAGCGTGATTTACTCAGGTTCTCTAGATTAGTCTTAGTAGTTTCCAGACCTTTGTTGACAGATTCGAGGTCAGCTTCGGCGCGTTTTTTATCGTCCTCTACCCCTTTTTTCTGCCCAAATGGGTCAAAGCTATCGAGACTACCAAGCCTGCTATTTGCGTCCTGAATTTCCTTCATCAACTGGTTACGCTGGATAGCCTGATTCTGAAACTGGTCTTGCAGATCGATCTGCTTAACGGCCAGTTGTTTATCAGACAATTGCATCAGGGCAGAGGTTGTTTCAATAACCGCATCTTTCAGGTTAATGGCCGACTGCCTAGCGTCCTTAGCCTGCTGATGGAAGTAAAGCAGCGCGGATCCGGCAAGCATTGCTGCTCCAAATGGACCGCCCACAAGAGCTAATGCACCACGAGCAAGACCAACAGCAACAGAGACAGCGCGAGCGGTGACAGAAACCTGACGATTTGCGGCGGCCAGTTGCATCTTGGCTCGAGTAGCCAAATTTGTTTGCTCTGTCTCTTCTCGAATTAGGCGGTTAAATTCCCCCTGATAGTTAACATTAAGTCCATACTGTTTGGCGGTTTGCTGCATCTGGCGGTAATAACCAAACTCAGCATCGTTGCGCTTTAGCGTGGCCGCTGTCGCTTCCAGCGTTTTTCTGGCGCCGTCCGCCTGTGCAATGGAGGCTGCTTTTACTGCGGCTTGATTCTGCTGCCAAGCACTGACGTTTTCACGCAGCCCAGCGGTCAGCTTGGTAGAAATGACCGGTATCAATGTGTAGAGAGCAACGTTGGCAACAGCATTGAAATTGTCAGTGAGAAGGTTAATGCCATCGGTGATGGACTGAATACCAGAACGCATCGGACCAGTGCTGCTTTGCCCAACCTTGATAATTAGCCCCTCGAAGGCACTGGTTAGCCCCATGACATCGCCATTCAGGTTATTAACACGAATGGCAGCTTGCTCATGCGCCGTCTGAGTTCCTGTAAGGGAGTGGGTCAGTGCGTCAAGCTTGTTACGGTTATCCACCAGAACAGAAGCTGCGTTAATGTTTTCAACGCCAAACATTTTGACGGCCTGTGCGGTCGATAGATTCTTTTTCGACAGATTTTCCAGTGCACCACTAAGCCCGACGACTGAAGGTTTAAGGGTTTTGTCCGTGCCCTTTTCTAGTGAAAGGATAACATTACGCAGTGCGGTTCCTGCTTCGCCCCCTTTGATTTCTCGCTCGGCCAAAACCTGAATAGCTGCGTTCAGTGTTTCGAAGCCAACACCCGCCTGTGCAGCCGCGACACCACCATTCTTAATGGCTGCCGCTGTATCAGCAATTTCAGATGCACCAAATTTGGCACCAGCGGCGAGCACGTTGATATAGCGATCGGCCTCCTGCGCCCCAGCCCCGAATTGATTTAGGGAAAGTGCCAGCGTGCGGGTTGCATCCGGCAAGGTAGATCCCGCCGCCTGAGCAAGGGTCAGTGCACTTTTTGTTGCAGCGGTGAGCCCATCTGCGGTTTGGAGCAATTCAGGTTTAGCCGACGCCATTAGCTTCAAGGCTTCAACCGCTTGACTAGCGCTGTACTCGGTGCTGCGCCCCATCTCCTGAGCAGCATCATCTAGGGTTTTTAGCTGAGCACCTGTCGCGCCAGTAATCGCTGAAAGATCAGATAATGCCTGCCCATACTCTCTTGTCGTGGTAATAATCGCACCCAACGACAAACCGGCACCAGCGAAACCCGCCAGCCGACCCGCCACACCCGCGATGGTTCTACCCATCCGCGAATAGGCTTCATCTGTTTTTTTTGCATCCTCCTGTGCGTTACGATTGAATCGTTTAGAAGAATTCTCAGCGTCACCGTACGCACCCATTAGCTGAGATTTAAAGTTGGCTGCATTGAGATGCAGCCCGACGGCAAGGGAAGCAACGTCAGACATTACATTAATGCTCTCATTACTGCCGCGCACTGATCGTTAACATTACTCACTGCATCGGGCGGCGGGGGTTCAGGAGGATCCATGACTTCTTCGTCTGGACGTTTGATGGCGCCAATGCGCATGAAATAAGCAAGCCAATGGTAGAGCGTATCTACCGGAAGTGCGGCTATCTTTGAAGGGTCAGGCTCGCCCCAGCGGTCAGCTAACCAGAAAATCAGCTCAACCCAAGGCGAGCTGCTTAGTTTTTTTCCGCGTCCTCAAGTTTCCCCAAGGCATGTTTTTTCACGATGGCAATCGCATCGAGCAAGGCCACGTTATCATGCGCTTGCAGAAGATCGGCTGCCGTAGGCTTGTCTTGAGGCTCGATAGGGCTGCCGTCAGGTTGTACTAAGCAATCGACGATTAGCTGCACACTAAGTTCTGATGCTTTTCGGGCATCTTCAGCTAACTGGCTGTCGCGCAATGCCTCTTCATGGTCGATGAGTTCACCTGCAGTCATACGACGAAGAAATACAGTAGTGCCAAAAATCTCAGTCGTAGCAATGGTGTTTTTAGGTTTCAGTAGTGCAGATTTCAGAGCGGAGACGTCGAAGGTTGTCATGGTTGTTCCTAGGCTTCAGATAATAAAAAACGGCCCGTAGGCCGCATAAGAGATTAAGAAATCGCGATAACCGCGTCCGAGCTGGTGACCGGCGCTAATGCCGCAGAGGAAATCACAACGTGATAGGTTCCTGCATCGCTCGCCGTGACGGACGCTTTGGTCAGCGTATTTGCGTTGGCACCCGGTACTGCTTTGCCGTCTTTAAACCACTGATAAGACAGCGGCGCCCCGTTGCTTGCCGAGGCGGTAACTGATAAATCCAACGCATCGCCTGCCGCCAGTGTTGCGCCAGTAGGTTGAACCGATACGTTGATCACGGCTTTGGGACAACACCCCACTTCAGGTTGTTTTGTTTACCCTGTACGGTGATCTGGATGACCTCACTTGCCGGAGCGGTGATTTCGTTCATCTGCCAACCGGATAACGCCAGCAGCATTGTGGCCGTTCGGCGGTTCGGTAGCTCAATATAGAACTGCACCGTTTGGCGTGCTTCAGCGGCATTTAAGAAATCAGCAAAATCCTCGTTATCAGGATCGTCAACAAAGCCCAGCGATTTTTCAGGCCCCTCCGGTAAATCAGAAATAAACTGTTTGCTGGTATCAATCAGCGTGGTGCAATCCACAAAACTACCCGTCTGACCCGTTGCCCCCAACGCCTTACAGTTAATCAGCGGTTTTAACGCGGCAACCTCAGCGCCTACCGCGCCCCATTTCACCACGGTACCCGCAGGCAGCATGGCGTATTCTGGCGAAGTTTTTTTATCATCAGCCATCGTTTTCTCTCTTCATTTGGTTGGTATAGCGAGTGCTATTGGTTTTGTTCAATACCGGCGCGTAACTCGACGGCGAGAACGCGAAGAATGCGGGATTTGTTGTAATCCATGGCAGGACGGATAAACGGTGCTGCCACCTGTTTGATGGTGCCGAACTCTTGCGCCAGCGCCTTCATATGGTGCTTTTTGCTGGGGCCGACTCTCAGCGTAATCACCGTAAGGTACTTATCATCATTCATACGGCTGGTACTGCGGATTTTGATGGTATCGCGCATGTGCTCACCGGCGCTGGCGTCGTCGAATCCAGCGTGCGCTTTCATATCTTCCAGCACCGGAGCCAATGCTTCGCGCCCCGCGTTACGCATCACTTTTACGGCCTTATCCCCCATGGCCAATAATTGCCGCTCAAGCTCCTGCAGTCCTTTCACCTCGATAGTGATCATGGGGAAACCTCGACATACGTAATGAAATACTCCCGTAAGAGATCATAGAGTTGCTGGTTACTGGTTTGTGGGGTCGGTGTTTCTCGTAGACTTCCGCGCTCAACATACTGAACGGGGAAATCGGCAATAAAGCCGTGGCGTATCGCCTGCCACTTTCCCCAAATCAGCCGATCTAACGTTTTCAATCGCGTGTAATCATTAAGAATAATGATGCGTATCTGAAAACGCGCACGCACAACCGAAGTCCGCACAAGCCCTGTTTCAAGTGGCGGATCGGACACACACTGATAAGTGATCCCCTCCACCACATCTGCGGGTAGTAATAAGGGATAAACCGGCAGACCGGTGAGCGCTTCCAGTTCGGTTTTAATGGCCAGTTCTATCATGACGAATATCCGCCTCCGCCGTAATGATGAGCCGATCGGCATGGGTACGATCGGTTGAACGCACCGTGAAGAACTGTTGCCCAAAAACAACCTGCCAGTCCTGCGCAACATCCTCGCGCGGTCGCAGCGTAAATTGGTAGGTCTGGACAACCTGCTGCTGTTCGGAGGTGCGGATCTTGCGATCAGAAATCGGCTCAACCTTTGCCCATGTCTTTGCTACTTCTACCGGCTCATCCGGCAGCGGCTCCCCGAGCGGGCCGCGCCGTTGCTCAATCCGTCTCAATGTAATGCGTTTATTCAGCTCGCCAGCCGAGAGTGGCTTCATAATGGTTTAAACCGGTAAGGCTCGAGCAGCGCACGATAGGAGAACGGCACCGGCATTAATTGCTCTGGGCTGACCGCTTCACGGTTGGCATACCAATGTCCCACCATCATCATCAATGCCAGCTTGATATCGGTCGTCAATAGCAGCGCATCGCCCGAAACATCCTGCGCTTTCTCCACCAGCGTGCGGTTTAAGAAGGTTTCAGCAGCAGCCTTCGCCGCCTGTGCATAGAGCGTTAACAGTGCGTCTTCGCTCTTATCATCAATACGGCACTGTTGGCGTAGTTCCTCTAATTCTGGCGTCATAAGCACCTCAAGAAAGGCGGCATAACGCCGCCACGGGATTATTTAGAGGCAGGTGCTGCCGCCAGTTTGAGGAGTTTCACCGCATGGCTGTCCACCATCATCGAGCCCACACGTTTTGTGGTGTAAAAACCGACAAACGGCTTTTTGGTGTACGGATCACGCAACATACGAACACCAATGCGATCCAGAATGGTGAAACAGCGCTTAAAGTTACCAAAGCCAATCGGTGTGGCATCCCCGCCGATATCGGGGAACTGTTCGTTCTCCGCAATGCCATAGCTCAGCAACGAAGACGGCTGGCCCAACTGCAAGCCCGGCTGCCACAGGTAGTTGCCCTGTGAATCTTTCAGGGTACGCACAGTAAACAACGTGCTGTTATTCATCATAAAGCGTGCGCCGTTGCGGTACGGCTTACGCAGCGTATACACCAGCTTGATGATTTCATCGGCGGTAATGGCCGTCGGTTTAGCCGCCAACAAATGCTGCAGCTTGCCCCAAGCACGATCCTTATCCGCTTCATCCGTACTGCCGTAGGTCAGTAAGCCCTTGGGTTTTTTACTGCCATCGCCGTTAGTGAAAGCAATCTCTTCTTGCTCAGCAAACTCCTGCGTGAGCTCCGTGGTAATAAAATTCTCTACGTCAAAGTACGCATCATCGAGCATGGTTTGCGTAGCCATCGGGTTGGCGTAAATCTCCCCCCAAACAGGCTCAATAATTGCCAGCTTTGAGGTGTTAGTTTCAGGACGCGCATCGGTTTCCCCTACCCAGCCGCTATTCGTCCCACCTTGATTCACCAATTTTTTATAGTTTGGGGTCCCCATGGTGATCACGTTACATTCGGCACGCATCACCACTTCATCTTTCAACGCGCTGATGATATTGCGATCCAGTTCTTCCGGTACCGCATAGCCCCCATCTGGATCGGTTGTGGTCTGCATCGCTTTACGTTCCAGATCGGCCAACCCATCTTCTTTACCCTTACGCACAAACTGACCGAATGCCGTCTTATGCTCAGTCGCCGCTTTTGAGCCGTTACCACCACCGGGACGTTTTACTGCCACTAGCTCCTCTTCTAATGCCAATTTCAATGCATCGAGCTCGGTCAGTTTGCCGTTAAGCGTCTCAACGGTTTCAGACAGCTTGCCCTTTTCCTGCTCGATAGCCTCAAGGCGCTTATCATTTTTCTGGCGGAACTCGTCAAAGTTACCTTTCAGCTCATTCGCGACCTGTTCAATGTCTTTAATATCTACAGCCATGGTGTTACTCCTGATTAAAATTGATTGATTTCAGTGCATTTAATGCCGCGCTCAGGTCGCCAGCGTCTCGCTGTGAAAGTGCGCTGTAGCCATCCGCCATAAATGCCTTGGCTTGGCTTTTGGAAAGTCCAACGTCTCGCAGGACTCGCTCAATACTTTTGGGTGATGGCGTCTCCCCACGCGCAAATGCGGATTTCACATCGCTCACACGCGCCTCATCATTGGCAGGGAACGTCACCGGACTGACCTCCCAAAGGTCGATCTCTTTAAGCAAGAAAGCTTCTTTAGTGCGGTCGTATTCGTAATCTTTCAGCGCGTAGCCAATAGAAAGGCCGGTTAAAGAACCGGCCTTCATGTGGGCATGTGCGCGTTTGGCGAGAGGGTCATCATCGATGAGTAATCGCCCCCGAACAAAGAGCCCCACCTCGTCCTCTTTCATCTCGGTATAAATCCCGATGGGCTCTTGCATATCGTGCTGCCAGAGCATTGCCGGTAAGCTGCCTTTTTCGCGCCAAAGGCTGAGCGATTTAGTAAAGGCACCCGGTACCACGATGTCATCGAAACAATCTTTGACGCCGAACACCGAGCCGTAGCCCTCAAACTCACCGCTGTCGTTGACTGACTTGAGTTTCAGTGGCACATCAAGACGTTGTTTGATCATCGTCATTGGGTTCTTCCTGTGGTTTAGGTTTTGCGCTATCGGTCGGCTTCGTGGTCATATTCATCGGGGTGAGATACACATCACCGCCCGGACGCGGGTTACGATCTTCTAATTCAAGGCAATCATTAGGGGAGTACATCCCCCAGTTGATGGCGGTGGCGTAGGCTTCAAAACGAGATTTCATGTCGCCGCGTAACAACGCCCCAACGTTGAATTTGGCGTACAGCTGCCCTTGTTTGCTGGCCTTCACTAATCCAAGGTTAATTCGCTGTTCAATGCGGGTGAGGTAGGGAACAAGCGAGTAATTAATAAAACCGATCCCAAGGTTCTCAATATTGTTGAACGTCGCACGATCGGTGTTTTGCACCAGATGCATGGGCACACGGAAAATGCGGCAAATCTCCTCGAGCTGAAATTTACGGGTTTCTAAAAACTGGGCATCTTCAGCCGAGAGACTGATTTGGTTCCATTTCAGTCCCATCTCCAAAATCATTGGCTTGTGGGCGTTCGCCAACCCTTGATGCCTATCTTCAAAATCGCCTTTTAAGCGATTAAAGGCCTCATCCGATAGCGTCTGATCCGTTTCCAGTACCCCACTGGTGACCGCGCCATTACTGAAAAGGCGTGAACCATGCTCTTCCGTTGCCATCCCCAGTCCGATCGCCTGACGTGCATACGCAATCGGACTTAGTCCATTGAGGCCATCGAGCGTAAAGATACGCACATGCCAAATCTCTTTCTGGCTCAAGGTATCGCTTGAACCATCGGGAAACGTCACCTGATAGACCGGCTCCCACTGGCTGTTTAGTTTGGCGACAACGCTACCGGGATCGAGCGGGAGCAACTCGACAACCTCCCCCAGCGCCATGACTTTGTACGCAAAAAAGTTACCGCGCAGACATAAACAGGCGACAAGCAATTCCCAAAACTCTTGGGGGGTCATATAGCCGTTAGGTTTGACCGAAAGCAGCTTATAAAGCCGTTCTTTAATGGCCTTTTTGCTTCCACGTTCTAATTGTTCATACAGAGAGCAAGGCAACATGCCCACCGATTCAGCTAACACGCGAACACACCCAAATACCGCGGTAAGCTGCATGGCCAACTGTGGGCTCACTCTTTTTCCTACATAAGTGTCATAGGAAATGCCGATAAGCTCACTGAGCGCCTGTGGTGTCATCGCCTTATCACCCGACTTGTGGAACATACCCGGAAAGAACATCACCCCTCCTTATCGGGGTTCCCCGTCTGGGTACCCAACATCCGAGACACCAAGAAAGACCAGACCAAACACAATAGGCCAGCCACAATAAATCCTGCAGGCGGATATATTCGCCACACGCCATACGTCAAAAAAAGCGCGCCAGCGAGCCCCACCAAGATCGACAAGGCGGTAAAAAAATGTGGTAAAGACATAATGGTTAACCGTTAGAGGGAACGAAGGCCGTAGGTCTCGATGTGTGTGGAAAGGCTATCCCCCACGTCACCACCGTTGACCAGTAATCGACTCATGGCAGTAAACAGCGCGGCGGGACCATCAATTTTGGCCTCCGGCGTCGATTTATTGGGGAAGATATTGTCATTTTTATCTGGTTTTACCGTGACGTTCGACATCATCCAGTTCATCACGGGATGGTTGCTATGATGGAAACGCCCACCATAAACCAAGGCTTCTAGCTCCTTCATTGCCTCAGAAAAATTACGCACCGTCTGCGGCACCTCCACCAGCGGCAACCCTTCTTCCGCTAATGCCAGACTAAACTGTGTCGCGCTCCATGGGTCAAAACCAATCTCCTTAAGGCTTTCGCCCGTTACCCATATTTGCAGCTCTTCTTTAATCTGCCCATGATCGATAACGTCACCGTCTGTCAGAATGAGCTTATCCATATCAGCCCATTTGCGATAAAGCTCTGCCTGTTGGCGCGAACATCGTTCTAATCGCCCTTCAGGTAACCAGAATTTAAAATCAGCATGCACATGGCCATTGTTGGCCTGCCATACTTTGACCGCCGCACAAATATCAATTTTGTTAGAGAGGTCTACACCCACCCACATTGGGTAGGTTTTTAGTTCATGCTGAGGGGCAAGGTATTCGCATTTATCCCATTTAAGCATGTCCATCCACGCAGACTCAGCGGTCACCCAAATATTTAAATGCTTGGTGTAGAAGTTAATACGCGCTGATACCTGCTCTTGGGCTTTTTTGGCAAGACGACGCAAATCATCCCAACGCTTACAAATACCCAAGCCGGGATTGGCCTTTTGCCATACCGTCTCATCAAAGGGATCGTCATCCGCATCCAGCGTAAAAATAATGGCAAAAAAGGTATCGTCATCCACCTGCCCACGCAGCACCTTAATGGCATAGTCGCGCTGTTCGTAGCAGATCCCTTCTTTATTGAAACCCGCCGTCGTTATGGCAAAGAGTAAAGACTGCAAACGTGCGCCGGTCGCCGTCTCCAAAACGTCCCATACATCACGGGTTTTATGTGCATGCAACTCATCCACCACCGCGCAATGGATGTTCAACCCATCAAGGTTATTCGCCTCACTGGATAGGGGAAGAAAACGCGATGAGGTTTGCTCCTGAAAGATAGCGAGCTTATTAAATTCAAATAACCGCCCCAGCGTGGGTTTTGCTTGTTTGACCATGCTTTTTGCATCGTCAAAAACGATACGCGCCTGATCGCGGGTCGTGGCGGCAGAATAAACCTCAGCCCCACCTTCTCCATCCGCGCCCGTCATATAAAGACCGACACCCGAGGAGAGTGTTGATTTAGCGTTTTTACGCGCCACCTCGTTATAGGCCGTTCGAAAACGTCGCACCATCACAGGACGGCCACTGCCATCATTGCGTAGCACCACCTCTCCGGTATTTTCATCCACTAGCGGGATCACAAACCCAAAAATATTGATGAGAATGAAAACATGCCAATCCATCAAGTCGATTGGTTTTCCGGCTAGGTTACCCTTCACGTGGGGAACGAATTTATAAAAATTAAGGATATGCTGAGCGCGAGGTTCACTGAAAAAGACACCGCGCTTCTCACCGTTTTTGAGGTCATCTAGAAAACGCTGGCAAGCTAGCTTAACCAGATCACAAGCAATGATTTCCCCCGCCACGACTTTTTCAGCGTAGCGAATACCATCAGCCACCTTTGCCATTTAGTCTCTCGCTTTTAAGAATTCGGCGAACGGGTCTTCCTCTCCCGGTGCCTTGATTTCGACCTTGGAACGGCTGGCAGGCGTCATCCCAAACTCAGCCTGCATCTTGCAAACTCGTTTCCAAGCATCAGCCATCATGGCAACTTGCGGATGGGGACGGATCATCACACTGCCATCTGCCGAGGTTGTTTTGTACGAATCACCCTCCTGATCGATAACATCTCGGTGGCGTCGCCACTCTATGTATGCACCAACCAGTAGTTCCAGCGCCATACCATCCAGTGAAGTAATGACGCCCATCCCTTCCAAGCGCTCGCCTAAGACCTTGAACCAGTAACGTTCTTGTTTGTTGAAATGCTTAGGCGTTGTGGGTACCCCTTTCGGGGGTTTTGGCTCATTTTTGTTGATCGGGCGTTTTGATGGGTTCCCCTTCACCAAACGTAGGTGGGTCGGGGTTTTCGGTGGCCCTGACATAATCGAATTCTCCTATTAATCATCGGTTGGGAGGACCCAAAAAAGGGTTTCTAACCTGCGGCGATCCGTAAAGAGGTAAAGCGGCGGTCCTTTAGGCTGAGAGGGGTAGAGATTTGATTCCCCCCTCCCCTACTGGAATGAGAACAAATATCGTTTAATGTGAAATCATTCAATATGCAATGATAAATACAATCAAACGACAATCATTATCATTCATGAGGCGCATTGAATCTCAGCAGCGACCAACGTCAACGCAAGGAGTGCCTCGCCATCTGGATGTGCCTCTAGAAGACTTCTAATCGTTTCAATGCATTGTTGGGCAGCCTGCTGCTTATCTTCGGGTAATGAAGCTATCAGCCCTTTAGCCATCAATACTGTTTGCTCGTCTTGCGTCATTTCATTCGCTCCGTTGCTGTCTTGGTTCGATGGCAAGGCCAACACAATCCCTCAAGGTTGGCATCATCGTCGGTACCGCCATGGCTTTTAGGTTTGATATGGTCAACCGTGGTCGCGGGAATGGCTCGCCCTTCACGTAAGCAGGCTTGGCAAAGGTGCTTATCACGATTAAGAATGCGCTTACGAATGAGGGTCCACTTGCTACCGTAGCCACGTTCGTGGCGACTCTTGCCCTGCTGATGGTTCTCCCATCCTGTATTACGGTGTTCCTCGCAATAGCCGCTGCGGTCAGTGGTAGTATTGCTGCAACCATGTTTGCGGCATGCGCGTGGGATAGCTCTAGGCACCTTAGCGCATGCTCCCATATATCAACCCACCGGGACGACACTCAGTCTTAATAGCTTCATTAACGAGCTTTCGCACAGCCTTACTTAGCTGTCGTTTGTTGACTGGTAAGCACGGCGCGGTTGCTGGGCACAAGAACATTGCGCCATTGAATACATTGAATGCATCGCTACCACGTATAGATGCGTTAAGCTCTTCCAACTTCTGTTGCGCGTCGCTAATGTCGGCATCGATTTGAACAGTCACTTTACTGATCACCTTGCCTTTATCGTGCGTCTGTACATTGTTGGCTGGATGCCATAGTGAATGGCGACGATGGTCGTTTGAATGTTCAGAGTCTGCATTTCCTGCTAGTATTCCGGGCGCTGAGATTTTCAGTGGGAAATATTCAGGTATTCCGTTTACTGTCGTTCTCAATCCCCACGCATCGTACTGAGCCGAGCCAGCAGCATTCGATACCTCATAGCCGTCACTATTATTAGTAATGCTCATATTTGCCATCACGTCTCGCAGTGATAGATGTTTCATTTAGAATAATCCTCTATATGTGAAAGTATCGCCCCGCGTAATTCAGAGACGACACACATTCAAAACAGTGTGTTTATCCTTAAAATACGAATGGCCAAACTTATAAAGCAGCAGAAAATAAAAAGGCCACCAGCGGTGACCAATCTGTTAGCCTCAATACCAATACAGTTACTACTTCTTTATGGTTACTATTAGCTTTCCATTGCACATGTGCTCGCATGTGTGTTTACCGCCGACAATATCAGTTGATGAGTACGGCATATAAAGGAGTTAGCTATGATTAAAGAAAATTTTAACTTAAAGATGGAATGTAACGGCAAGACAATTGACGACCTTAACAAAGAGATTGGACAGCTTAAATGCGTGGTAGGGTTTCTAATGGCTCAACTACCACCAGAGCAACGTAAATCTGTAATTGAAAATCTTACTACATTCGAACTCAATGATTCTGTTAATGAGTTTCGTCAATTCCTTTGAAAATAGCGTTACGCGATAACTGAATACCCCAGCCCTTTTCTGAAAAGGGCTGTTTTAATCCCTGAATCTTTTTCTTAAACGCCTTAACCCGCTGTTGCAAAGTCATAAATACCTCCGTCTCTTAGTTTTAGCTGTGATATTTGCATTATCACAGGCACTCATAAAATGCCTGCTGTAATGCCTACTGCCCGCTTAGTTTGTCATAGATGCGTTCACAGGTTCGTCCGGCGCTATAAGCACGGTCAGCCTCTTTTGCATACTCTCCTGCTGCTTCATTAGATTCGCTGAGCAACTGGGTAAGCAATATGATGGCTTGGGACTTTGACGCGCTTGAGCTGGCAGCGCTGGAAAGCTTGCCGGTTTCACTGTCTGCGAATTGTTGCCTGAGCTGTATGAGCTGTTGCTGCAACCTGTCAGCAGAACGCTTAGCATTAATAGCATCAGCTTTAAGCTGTTCGTTGTCTTCATCTGCATCTTTAACCGCCTGATTTGCTGCCTGTTGTCTGCGTTGTTCCTCTGCTCGTTCGTCTGCCTGTCGCTGGGCTAGAGCATCAGAATCCGCTTTATCACGCTGCGCCCATTTCAATTGCCAAGATTTATCAGCGCTGTCATAACCTACTGAGTAAGCCCCTAATAACGACAAAGCTACCAGCGCTATTAACGTTAGTGGCTTCCAGTAAATCTTGAGTAAACCAGCAAACGCTCTCATACCATCAACGCCGCCCGCGCTTTGTTGTAGCGTACCTTGCGATCATCGATACCATTCAAGCCGCCGTTGATAATCTGCGTCACACGGTAAACATCGGCACCGTAGGCCATACAGCCTTTTGATGTGTAGAACCATGCAGCCGAACGCGCAGCTTGTAGCTCTAACTCGAGCAGTTCTGGCTTAGTCACCAAATCAAGCTTTAGCGTAGCGCCGCATGCGCGATAGTTATCAAGGCCGGTAATCTGGATAAGGCCACGGCCACGGTATTTCCAACCATCCCCCGAAGCTTTATTACCTAAGCGATTGGTGTAGACCAAATTAGCGATCGCATCTTGTCGCGCTGGTTGCAGCGTCGTTCTGCCGAGTGCGTTGGCCTGCTGTTGAGTAATACGCTTACCAAATACAGCCACCAGCGCACCCGGTGTGTAATTCAGTGATTCAACAACCTGACGGAAACCGCCCGACTCATGGCCGACCTGAGCAATAAACATCGCCTTATCGGTTGCCGCCGTAATACCAAATTCTTTCATTGCTGCATCGATGTGCGGAAACCAGCGCGCAGCTAATCCGGCGCTAATATCAGCCGCCTTTTGAAACTGTTCGAGATCCATGGAATTACCTTACTGTTGAGGAGGGACGCCAGTCTTACTGCCGACAACACGACGTAGAACCGAGCTGAAATAATCAATACCCAAGAAGCCAATAAAGACACTGCCGATATATGCCCACTCTTGATCCCAACTCATTAGCGTAAGCAGGTCTTTAATAAAGAATGCCACCAGTGCGCACATAGCGGCATCCAGAATCCGTCGCCACATCGGAGACTCTCCGTTATATATCCCCCGCAGAATAGCCATTAGACCCGCAATGAATGCGTAACTTCCCTCGCTGCGGTGCTCTGCAATCCATGTCATTAACATGGCCCAGAGCTCGGGGCTTTTGTGCATTTTCATGTTCTCCCCCCATCCACCAGCGCGGTAGGGTTAATTAGTGGAATAGCACCCAGCCGTAACCACTCTCTGCTAGAAAGTGTTTAATGTGTGGATGGTTGTTGGCTGGGCGCTACATATGAAAAAGGCCACCAGAAGGTGGCCTATAAATATAGTTATAGAATTCAGTGAGAATGCTTAGCTCATTATATTATCGATTTTGAGCTAATGATTTTTCACCTGTAATCTCATACAGCTAAGTACTTAATTACTAGATTTGGAGATAAATTATTATATCCTATATGCGAAGTGTTTTACTGGATTAACAAAGGAATCTAAAGGTGAACATATGAGAGTCTTCATGAGCGAATGGCTTATAGGGCTGCAAGCCTCTGCTGCGTCATTAATCTTAATATTGCTATTGTTCTATATTGTGGCTGCCTGAAATAAAACATCAACACAATCGGCTGAGCCATCTCCACTGGTTGAAAGACGCGCACCTGTATTCGGTGCTATATGAAGATGGCTCATGCAGTTGTGCAGCACACCAAACGCTCTGGGTTATCCCTTCTTCGCTGAGTGATGTGCTGATTGCCGTGATGGCTCTTCCCAAACACTTTTCTTACAAACTGATCAGGCACCACGACCCATTGAACGTACCTAATTTATTACAGTGACACAATCATTAACGAAACTTTCGGAATAATCTTTTTAATGGACATTACCAAAAGTAAAGTAGCTCGGCAGTAATAACCTTAGTTAGAAAAATTTGAGGATAGTCATTTGCTAGCAGGCTTTATTTTCAACAAATAATTAATTAGCCTGATAAGTAATGACTTATGGTTATTCATGTTTTTTTGATTTTGGCATTTATACCGCTTAGTTTTAATTTCCAATAAAAAAGATTTAGCTTTAGAAACCCAACCTACTTAATGTCAAATTATCAAAATAAATTAGCTAAGACTCTTCTTACATCAATAAACTTAAGACATAAATAATACCTTTAAAAAAGTTCAACTTTTCAGTTACTTATCATAATACATTAGATTTATTTATAAAATAACGAAAGAGAGTATATCAAAAGCAAAAATAAATAGATCTAAATCAATAAGTTGCTATTCATACTAGGTTATCAATTACTACCTGTGTTTGATTATACATTAGCATAGATTTTCCCTGATGTTGGCCTATGGCCCCTCTCATCTGAACTTACGGGGATGAGAGGTTTCTTTTTTATTACGTATGGAGTTCCATCGAATGAAAAGTAGTCGATTATTTCTTGTAGCCAACAGCTATGTAAAAGTGGTTTGTTCAGAGCCGGCTAAAATCCTATTGATCAATGAAAAACATTACGACAGATTTTGCCGAGACAGTTGGGCCGACTACCATGGAGGTTTTTTTTGCAACTTCCCAGCTATTGTTGAAGTTCCATACGATGGGATCTGGAATATCGTGATTGATACTCATAGTCATGGAGATACTGAGTCTTCAGTGAGCATAACTATCTTGCCTAATCATGAGTTATTAGAGCAACAAGACGTGATCAAATAGTAATGAAAGTCTATTTACAGGCAATTTTCAAAGTAGGAGTTCAACATCTATCGCAAAGTTGGTCCGCCACCGAGGACTCGAACCTCGCACCTACAACTTATATGGTCATCGGCTCTATCCTGCCGAGCTAGTGGCGGTTAGGACGCGCGGCGCTGTAACGAGCTGATAAATTGGCTTTCACCAATGATAACGACGCTCACCCCTACGCTAGCTCGCTACAGCTAGCGGAATAATAACCATATAAGATAATTCATTACAATAACTAAGCGTTATTTTCGGATAAGTACGACAATGACAATAAAAAAACCCGCACTAGGCGGGGTCAAATGATTGCGAGTGGATAAACGATACAAATTCCCACTATTTAGCCAAATTAAACCAGCTTCGGACAAAATGCAAGTTTTATGTCTTAATTTGTCGCTATCGTTTCCAAACAGTGTCTAACGAGTCACTTCGTTAAACACGCTATCCGCATAACTCTCTTCAATATCACATTTTGCCACCAGCGCCTCAAAGTAAGGCTTCCAATTACGATTCCATGTCCTTTCCTGCAATTCTGGCACCCATGCTGCAATGGCTCTGTAAGCTTTAGAGGCTGGCGTTCGTTTATATCCTCTTCCAGAGCAGCGCTCACACGTTTTATCTATCGGTCGGCCAAGCAGTGCTGACTTCTCTAAATCCCGCACTCTTCCCGTACCATGACAGCGGCAGCGTTGAGATATTTTGCCTTTACCGTTGCAATGCTTGCATAACACACCTACTCGCTCTCGCTTGATAGAAGGAGAGTAAACAACCTCGCCATCGGCGTTCATGATGCCGGGATGTTTCACAACATCTTGGTAGCTATAGATGAGCCCCTCACCTTTGCACTCATCACATTCCGACATTGACGCTGCCGATCGTGCATATTCTTCAAAGGCAAGTTTGGCAAGAAGAACCATGCACTGCCCTAACCGGTTACCTGCAGATTTAACAACCAGTTTCGGCGCATGACGCAAAGCGTACTTGCTTAATTCTTCGACGGTGCGGATCTTATCTTGGGTACTGATACCACTTTTACCGAGGAAAGCCGCCATACCAAAGCTGGCTCTCGCTTCCGCCATGCCCATAGCCGCCATCAGGTCGGTGCCCGTAATGCGATCGGGAGATGTCCCGCCAGACATGCCGGTTATATTCATCCCTTTAGGCCCAAAGTGCTTTAACGCATTTTCGATTTTCATGCACATTCACCCACTAAATTCAGAATGATGTTTTCCGTGATTTTACCAAGATCCATTAAAGGCTCTTTCTCAAATACCCACTTGCACACCTCTACAGCTTCTTCACGGCTAACTGGCCTAATGACTGCAAGCAGACTTTCGAGATATTGCTCACGATCATAAATATGGCTACGGCCACCATTGGCATATTCATAGTCCAGCTCTTTTTCAGCACGGTTACGCAATTGATAGAGCCAATCCCAATATTGAAACTCACGGACAACATCTGAAAGCGTGGCTGGCTCGGGTAATTGAGCAACAAAACCCTTTGATGCCGCTTGACGCTGCTCATCAATTTCGTAGCAACGCTCTCCCTCAACGCAATTATCTGCGATTTCTTCGTCCGTCCAGCCCCAGCAGGATGAGTACACATCCGCTAGCTCACCGGACAACATCAGTTCTTCCGCTGGGGTGTTGCCCAAGGCAGCCTCATAACTGCCAAATACAGCACGTACCTTACTAGCCTCTGCAATAGCCTTTTTCGCCGCGCTTATATAGCCTGCAGGGTTATCCATCGACATGGTGCTAAACGCTATCTGGAACGGAGCCGCACCAGACTTCATCAGATAGTTGCTGTAGTGCTCCTGTGCTTGTTTAGGCGTTATTTTCAGTTTTCGCAGTGCATCTTCTGCTGCTTGCAAATGTGATGGCTCGTTGAGCCTGATAACATCCAACACCCACAAATAAGCATCCGTCTGCTTATGTCCAGTAATAACCCGCTGGGGTGGTAATGGCTTCGTTACCGAAACCTCGGTGCTGTAAGTTGGCTCTGGAATTGTGAATAGGTCTTGATGTACTGGATTATCTTTATGAGACATTATGCGGCCCTCCCCAGCGGCCATTCGAAAACTTGTGCACCATTGATGAGCATATCGTTGAAGTCACCCGATTCCGGCCAGCGGATACTGACTTTTTCAACATCGTTGTTGGATAAAATATTGCGATGCCCACACTCAAAAGCGGCGGCGTGACCTGCCCCGTTTAAATCTGTGTCAGCAAAAATAATGAGATGTTTAACGCCCATAGGCGCTCTGAATCGCTTCATGAGTGACGTGTTCAGCACTGCCCATACATTGCAGCCGTAGATTTGTCGGCACGACAGCGCGGTCTCAATCCCCTCTGCAATACCCAATGTCGATGCAGGTGGAAACATGCGGATTGCCACTGAACCGGCGTGCTCCAAATAGCAGTCCTCTTGTAGCGACAGCATGCGTTTGGCGCTCTCACCCAAACTTGCCTTTTTATCGCCATCCAACAAGGTTCGATGCAAATAACAGAGTGCCCCTTTGTCATCCGTTGCCAGCGAAAATAAGCTTTGGTAGTGCCGTCCGTTAAATGGCTGCTCGAGGCAAAAACGGATGGCATCTGAAGGAAGGGTATTGATCCTGCGATTACGTAGATACATTTCGCCGGTCGTTCCCCTAAGCTCCGCTAGCCCTGAATATTTTCTTGAAACCGCTTCACGCTGTTTCTTCTTGCCACTTTCTATAGGCTGGGATTCGGTGTTGGGCTGATACTCCCGCCCTATAATCGTATCGACCTCAGCAGCAAGTGTTTTGAAATCCTTACCCTGAGTGATGGCAAGCAGCTTCCATCCATCACCCGCGCCGCATTTACATACCCATGTACCGCGCCCATCTTTATCGTCACAACGGAAACTGCCTTTCGACTGACAAGCTGGGCATTTCCCTTTGAAGTGACGTTTACCCGTTACAGGAGGTAAACCATAGTGCTCGAACACCTCTGGCCAGCGCCCGATCACAGCATCAGTGGTTTTGCGATTAGTTTTCATGGCGCCACTGCCTTACGTGCTGCCAAAGACGCACGAACGTTGCTGAGATGATTTGCCGCTTGCTCAATCCCGCTTAACGCAGGCTGGCGTGGCTCTGTACTTTTGGATTTTTCGCGGCCTTTAGCGAAGGCGATTTGCTTCCACTTAATGTAATTGTTGACCTCTGGGGTAATTTCCATTGGGTAATCTTGTAAGCCGTTAGGCCATGTTCCGAACTTGTCCTTGAAAGTATGAGCACACCAGCCGTCAGATACTGGCTTGCCTTGTGCAGCGCGTTGACGCTGATAAAACTTGATTTGCGACCACCAGCTTTGCTTCTGCTGCTTAGTCACAACCTTCTTTTTCCCGCTGATTTGCTTGAGTCCACGGCTCGCATCCGTATCAACATCCTCACCTGCAAGCGGCTTATGTCCGCATTTAGGACACTGGTAAACACCAGCAGGCTTCATGTAATGGCACTGAGAACACTCTTTGGGTAATTTCTCGCGCTTCTCGTTTTCTCGTTCCGATACGGCTGTTTTCATCCCATCGTTTTTAGAGGGAAGTGTGTCGTACTCAATGCTGTCGGGATAACCTAGCCGATGGACAGAACCAGAGTGATCGAATACCAAGCACTTATCTTTGCCCTTGGCAGTACGTAGCCCACGGCCAATAATTTGTAACCAGCGGATCTCGGATTTCGTCGGGCGGGCGTAAATGATGCAACGAACATCACTGTCGAACCCTGCAATCAAAGTGCCAACGCTAACAATGATTTTTGTCGCACCCTGCTCGAATCGGTGGATCATCATCTGGCGTTCGTCGTGTGGGGTTTGGGCTGTCATAACCTCAGCATTTACCCCCGCCTTATTGAACTGGAGAGTGACATAGTTGGCATGATTAACATTGACGCAAAACGCAACTGTCGGGCGATCTTCGCCATGCGAAAGCCAATTACTGACAATATCGCCCACCAGATCAGCGCCACACATAATCTCTGCAACCTCATCCTCTTTGTAGTCGCTGCCGAACTCATCTGAACGAGTGACCTTTACACCTGATAAATCAGGCTTTGTTGGCGCAAAAAACTCGTAGCCACACAACACGCCCGTATCCATCAGCTCTTTAATCGTGGTTGGCTTGATGAGTCGCTGGTAATACTTGCCAAGGAACGGCGCAAAGGGAGTGCCAGACAAGCCGATAACTTTGACATGAGTCTCAGTCGTCAAATACTTGATAACCTCAAGCATCTTTTTGCGGCGAAGATGGGCCTCATCAACAATGAGCAGATCAATGTTTTCTGGAAAATCACGACGGATTAGCGTGTCAGCGGAAGCAATCTGAATCTTGCGCTCAGGCTCATAATTTGGGTGATCACGCCATACATAGCTGATCTCATCCTCTGGCAGGCCATATTGAATAAAACGCTTTGCCGTCTGTGTAACCAGTACGGTATAGGGGCAGGTCATCAGAACGCGCATACCACGTGAAACAAACCCATCAGTGATAAACGCACTCAAGCCAGTTTTGCCGCTCCCTGTAGGGCTGTAAACCATGAACGAGTTGTACTGCTTCCAGTCACGTCGTAACATATCCAGCGCACGCTGCTGCGCTAAGTTAGCAGTGATGTTAAGCATGTTTTACCTCCGCAAGAGCTGGAGCGCGAACACTCGCCAAAGTAACCCGCTCCAGTTTCTTGCACTCTTCCGAGGCTTTCTCAATCTCACCAATAATCATTGGGTACTTACCTCTTCTGTTGAAAATGGCTATGCCAGAGACCAAGCCTTGAATTGTTTTGCACATCTGGTATGACCTCTGATTTGCCGGATTTTTAAGGGATAACCCCTACAGTGATCTTATGTTAGTAAGGAGATCTCCCTCTCTGGCTAAGCCTTCCCTAACACCCCTTTCAAAGATCACCCCCCTTACCCCCCTAGAAAGTTTTCCCCTCTTCCCCAAAATATCTAGACGGCTAAATGTCTGGAAGGTCAATCTCTCTAAGTGGGCCTACTGCTTAGCCGCTTGCGGCGGCCGTGATGTGATCCCCTGCATTGCTTGTGCGTGATTTCTCACATATTTGCGAAGCCGTGTGTTCGCTTCACGCCTTGCCTTGTTCTCCTGCCTGAAAGCCACTGACTCTGTTTCAAACGTGGCCTGATAAACTTTCGCATACTCCACTGTTGCCTTAGCTCGTACTGACGGCGTTAGCCGCTGTAGTTGCTCGTGTATCCAGTCTCTGTCTGCTTCGCTGAATAGTTCAGGCATCAAACTTATTGGCCGTTTATGATTCACTAGACTTTTCTTACAATTCTTTCTGAATCGTTCTACCTAACATGGCTGATTGTAAAACTTCGTCTTCTGAATATTTGCCGCAAGAAGCTCTTGCTATTGACAAAGCAAATCTCGTTTCTCCAGTGAAATCACTTCTTGGTAAAGTATTATTCTTCTCCCATTTATAGATCTGGCGGACGGTCCGTTTGGTTGCCGCGGCCACATTAATAAAACCCACGTCTCTCAAGATACTAGAAAAGTTACTCATAAGGTTGCCTCAAATTGAACTTAATGTACATAATAAACTGAATCGAATATTCAATCAACTTGATGTAAGGTGTACTCATGGTACAGATAGATAAAATGCGTGAAGAGTTTGCCCATCGGCTAGCGCAGGCCTGCAAAAATGCTGGGCTAGATGATCATGGTCGCGGGATTGCTATTGCCCGAGCTTTGGGGGTTTCGTCTAAGGGAGTGAGTAAGTGGTTCAATGCGGAGTCAATGCCACGACAAGCGAAAATGAATGAACTTGCCAAATTCTTGCGAGTTGATGTCATGTGGCTACAACATGGTTCATCAGGACTTGATCATAATGTAACAAACCCAATTCCTTACTCACGTGGAAATTTATATCCAGTTATTAGCTGGGTAAGCGCTGGAGCATGGGCTGATGCATGTGAACCATACACAATTGATGAAATAGATGAATGGTACGAGTCCGACGCGAAAGTAACTGGGTCTGGCTTTTGGCTAAGAGTTCAGGGGGATTCCATGACAGCCCCATCGGGAATTAGCATCCCTGAAGGGACACTTGTGCTGATCGATACAGGTAGAGAACCAATAAATGGAAGTTTGGTTATCGCAAAATTAACTGATGCCAATGAAGCCACATTCAAAAAACTTATCTTCGACGGCGGTAGTAAATATCTCAAGGGGTTGAATCCCATATGGCCTCTTATTCCCATCAACGGAAACTGTAAGATCATTGGTGTAGCCATAGAGACAAAGCTACGCTTAGTTTAAACGTTAAAAACCGCTAATCAGCGGTTTTTTTATCAGAACATTCACATTCTTTTCTCCCACCCAGTTCACCATCCTTCTTCCATTTGTTAAAAAACTCAGCAGAAATTTTTTATTTCTAAATATCAATAGCATAACTAAAAGTTCACTTTAAATTGAACATTTTGGACATTTTAATCTTGACCAATAATGTATGTTTAGTTCAGTATTGGGTCATAACGAACTCGGAGGATTAAGAATGAACATTTCCTTATCAGCATATATACCAAAGAGTGGCAAACAGGTGTTGCTTAGAAACGTACGCACTAAATCAACTTGGTTGGCTAGCTTTAATTATATTACTGGTCGTTACCATTTCCAGCCTGTAGGGAATGTAAAGGCAATTAAGCGTGAGTTTGAAAGCACTCGCATGCCATGCGAATTTGAACCTGCAGGAACAAGATAAATGAGAAATTATTCATCTAAAGATATTGGGGCAATCACTAGACTGAAGTCATATGACCGTATGGTTATTAGAACTAAGCCCGGTGTATATGCAGAATTCCCTATTGTTGATAATAAAAACGGCCTCTTTCGTGCATGGTTTCGTTGCAATGAAGGTATTACTGCCTATGAATTACAAACTGCTGATGATGGTGAAATTACGTGTTACGGGATCTACAAACATGAAGATGGCATCGCTTATCTGATTAATTCATTCTCAAATATAAATGAAGTTAATGCAGATGGTTTAAGTGTCATTATGGCGCACTTCCCTTACTTGCCGGATAAGTTAGGTGTAAGCTTTAAATACACACTAATGATGAATACAGATCCACCATATAATTTCGAATTTTATGTAAGAGTGAAAAAAGGCTTTTATTTAGTTTCAAAAATATCTGACATAAACAACATGTCAAAAGTAGAAAAAGTAAATATCAATAAATTTCCTAATGCAATGATTAGCCTGAACACTCTATTAAGCAAGAACTACGCACCAACGCTATAGCAAAGTGGGGAACTATGAATATCAATCTTGCAACAATAGCAAAGCTCCGTAGCCTCCACGAAGAAACGTCAAATTTGTTTGGGCTGGCTGCTACCCTGCATGAAATAGCTGACGAAAAGCTGGACGCAGATTATCTAAATTTTGTTGGTTCTCTAGGCGCTCTACGCCAAGGGATACTAAAACTTAGCACAGCTCTATATGAATTAAATGAAGAGGTATCCAAGCATGAGTGACTTACAATACTTATCAACTAACTCAGTAAATTTAGCATCCAACATCATTTCATGCATTAAGGGGATTAGAAATTCAGATGATGATCATGATGCTGAAGTGCAACAATCAATGGCCCTAACTTTTGCAATTGAGCTAGAGCATAATCTAATAAAGCTTGATGAACACCTAATTAATACTAGCTACGGTAAAGTAAGTGATAGTGGGTGTATAGACAAAGCGCTAGAAGTTGGCTGTATGTTGGGGCAAATAAGAACTGTTTTATCCTGCGCGCTTGAAGGTATTACTGACTCTGATATGGCAGGATTAATCGGCGGAGCGATCACTATTACCAACACCGCACAAGAAACACTTAAAAGTTAATTTATTAATTAAGCAAAAAAAATAATTACATCCTAATGGCTGGGGCTAACTGCACCTAAATTTTATAATGAGGAATATGTGAACTATCAACAAAAGATTGCTCAATATAGAAAATATCTCGTTGATGCCAAGATTAATGCAATGCTGCGAAAAACAAATAGTCATTGCACAATTGTTACCTTAGGGGATGGCTCTATGCGTACAGTTGAGTTATCAGAATCAACATTAAGCAAGGGACTAGAAATATTTTTTGAGCTTCCCGCGCTAGATTTAAATAAACGTTCCGAAGCCGAACCAATGATTTTAGAAAGCTATAAGTCACTTTTGAAAAAAGGTAATGACAAACTGAATGATGAAGGCCATGAATTCATGAATAACCTCGTCAAGAACATTGCTGAATTAGCCAACGAACGCGGCTTATTTAATAAGGAATAAGCATTGTGAAAAATAAAATGTCACTAGAGCAAATGGTCGAATATATGAAGAGCAGTAACTCTAATATCCCTGACTGGCTTCTTGATATTAATCGCTTGAATTCAGGAGCGGAGTTATCACGCGATGAAATGCTGGAATATGCAGAGTGCTTCTGCTCACAGGCTCGTTCCGTTGAAGCGCTAACCTATTTAATCGAATGCGAGAAGCGTTTCGGTCTGGCAGCTAATGGCGGGCGCATCTTTGTTTACGGCAACGTCATTATTCAAATAGACAAGCGTGTGATCGAAGTGCTCCTGCAATACCAGATAGAGTCCGTAATTTTAGAAAGGGGTTCAGCCGATCGCTACATATCTGTCATGCAGTTTTATCTAGACGATCGACAGAAGCGCCAGCAGGAAGGATCTACATGGATGATTGATTTCATTGATGAGGTTCTTATTTCCGGTTCGAAATTTTTAGTCAGCGGTGAAATTCCACCAGCTATAGAAATGCACTGAGGAGAACGGCAATGAATACCACAACAGAATTAGCGAACAACTATAAAGCCCAGATTCTCCTCACGTTGGAGAACGGGAAAATCATCAGTGAGCGATTGTTGCGAGATGGAGAGATGGTACTCACGTTACCAAGTTTTATAGAACTGGCAGAGATGGCTGGTTATCAAATTACCTGCGGCACAAGTGAGGCGAACAATGAATTATAAAAATGAACTTATTACGGTCTGGTACCACGCTATTTATATGGTTACAGAAAATGGTGCGCGTCGCGAATACCCCATTTATACGCAGGGTAACAGTGAGATTGATGCTGCCGTTCGTGCTGCTGTAAGCATTACAGAAAGCAACTCTTCTGTTTCGAATGTCACTTTCAAATCAATTCGTATCGCGTCCTACCATGAGGCAGACACGCTTGACGCAGAGCTTGATGCGATCGCTGAAGAGGAAAACAAAAATGAATAACCAATTGATGATTTTTAAATCAGAAGAGCTGGGAGTCTCATTGTGTGGGATGCTTTATCAAGATAAGCCAGTATTTGATGCTGTATCACTTGCAAAATCTCTGGGCTATGCAAATCCTGCTGACGCGCTAAAAAAACATTGTAAGTCACTGATTAAGCTCAATTATAGCGAAGCGCGAGAAATGGAATTTGGTGATAATCCGCGTGGAATTCAACTTGCCGGACAAGCTGACCTGTTCCGATTAATTCTACGTAGCCAGCTCCCATCCGCCGAGCGCGTACAAGACTGGGTATGTGAGGAGGTGTTGCCGTCCATCATGAATACCGGCACATACAGCAAGCAACAGGCAGTGGTTGAGCCACATCAACGGGGATCTAGCATGAACAATGACATTATTTCACTGGCCCGAGTGGTGGCCGAAGCAACCGCGTCTGCAACCATGAAAGCAGTGATCGACATAGTAGGCATTCAGAAGCCTCAAACTCCAACGAACGCTCAACCAGTGCCCGTCATTACTGAGCCGTTGCAAAGCTCATTCGATTTACAGGGAACTCATCACACTCAATCCGAATATGTTCCAGTTGCCGAACTGGTATGGTCTTGCGGTTTATCGGATGCAGCATGCCGTAGATTAACAGCATACGCCGGTCTGCCTACTACCCTCACAAACGGTGATCGTGGTCATTTACTTATCCATCGTGAATCGTTCATGGAGGCCGCTCAAACGCTGCTTGACGAATCCACAGCACCATCCGGAAAGCTAAAACGTTGGCAGCATCCAGAATTCGGTGGATTTACCTTGCGCCTCAAGTCATCAGAATCAGATATGGAGGCCAAATAATGTTTATTTCAACTGACATTCTTCGTGCCGCTCTGTGCTGCGTGGCTGCCGAGAACGAACCACGCTCTTATCTGCAAGGAGTGTACATCACCCCAACCCATATTAAAGCGACTAATGGGCGTGCTGCTGTAATGATGGAACATGGCGCTGATACTGAAATTGACGCTGTATTCCTCGTTGGTGGGGTTATTCCAGATGATGCAGAGGGAACACTGATCACACAGATGAATGGCGAATGGTACGCCGCGCACATGAGCGATGATGAAACAATAATCGGTTATAGCGAGCTCAAACTCGTTGCCGGTCGCTACCCTGACTTTGCCAAGCTGTTGCCTGAGAAGCCAGAACCTTGCACCGAGTTCCCGATGTTTGCAGCCCAACTGCTGGCGTTGCCTTATTTAATGTTTCGTAGCGGATTCGGCCCGGTCAAATTCAAACCTTATGGCAAGACGTCACCATGCCAACTGATTTTAGATCCGGTGACCAATCACCTATATGGCAACCCGTTTCTAGTGATCATGCCGTTGCACGATAACGCCTTCGAACTATGTGCTGAGGTGCTAAATGAAGATTGATTATCAAGACCACGGTGTCATTGCAACGATCACAGTGACCAGTACTGCCTTTGAATTCCGCCGTCATAACCGTGTAGTCGATGCCGCATTATTTGCGGCTAATGTTAAAACTTATCGCTCGGGTCTCTTCTTTATGAAGTCGGTCATATCAGGCAAAACCGCTGTTGTGATGCGCGCCTATAAAGCTGTTATGCGGGAGGTCTAGTGATGAATAGCAATATGTTTGAACTCACGAAGACAATCAAGGCCGCAGTGTCTGGTGGCTCATCTGGCATCACCGACGCTATTTTTGCTGCAGGATATCGAAAGCCTGATCGCAGTGTTGAAGATGCCGTGATGCTCACCATTGAAACGCTAGCAGGGTTTGAAGGTGCAGACATTCCTTGGGAGCAATGGCCAAAGAGCCTTGATGGGATTTTAGTTAACGAATTGAACGAGCTGATTGAGGTGGAATGTCACAACGCAGATGGATCAGCAGCCCATATAGCAAAAGCAGTGTTGAGTGCTGGTTATCGTAAGGTAGGTGAATAATGCCAGTGTATTGCATTGCTAATGTAATGGGGGCGCAACGTTTTACAGGTTCGATTCCCGGCACGGAGATGAAACCATGACACACAACATGAGCCCGGACTCACTAGTTGATCTGAAATTCATCAAAGCGGACACTGGGTTTGGTAAAACCTTCATTTATGACCGAGTGAAGGATGGAACCTTGGCTAAACCAGAGAAGATTCATGGTCGCTCGCGCTGGCGCTATAGTGACCTTTGCGAATTCAAGAGCCGCCTCCTGTCTCGCTCAGGTGGGTAAAATTATGGGTAAATAATTTTACACATAGATTAAAACTTATATATATCAATCCACTGAATATTAACTTCGAAGTATGCAGGGGACACCATATTTACCCTTCCTGAAATCTATCAAATCAATATTTTCTATCGTCAGTAATAGCTTCTATCCCAGACACAAAGCATCAGGTATTAAAACGTATGGTCGACAATAGATGATGACCTCGCACTTCTATAAAAATAAGCTGAATATGCTGCACTACTTATTAGGTTAAGTGCGGGAACGTTTGTGATAAGCAGAAGAATGAGCGAAGCAGCAGAATACCCCCGTCTGAACAGGATGACAAATCTCGTATATGCAGAGCGTTGTCATCCCTTGCCCATTATGAGATCACTCGTAGGTAAAGGTCAGCGTGCCACCCGTTTCAAAATTGCCCGGCGTGATGGTACCCTTTCCATTGTCTTTCAACGTCGCGTAGAAAGTCGTGGTACGCGAACTTGGTTTGCTGGAGTTAGTGTCCGAATAACTGCTGTTGGTATTGTTAGGCAGCAGGACTTTGTCCGTTGAAGTGGATATTTCCACTCCAGCCCCAAGATCCCCGTTTTTATTTCCCAGCAGTGTAGTCCCTGAAGTCACATAGTTCGAAGTGAGCTTGGTGGTGATGGTGACTGCATTGTTGCACTGTGAAAACACAATGTGAAAAGGGACTTTTTTGGGGGAAACATTATTGCGCAACTCACCGGCGGTATATTCCCCCAAATCAATACTGTTACCCTCTTGAGACGTGGTGGTAACACAGGTAGGAAATGTGCCGTGCACATTGATGTAAACGGATCCTATATTCACATTTGCCTTTGGCTGAGACGAGTAGCCTATTTGCATTACGGCCCCTAACGTGTTGAAATCTTGATTATTTGAAACAAGCCGATCGCCGTTATACTCATAGTTACCCATTTGAAAAACTCTGAATACCACTCGCCAATACATCGTCTGGCTGGTGTCATAAGGATACCATTTTGATTTAGTAGGCCAGTAGGCAGATGATCCCACCCATAATGTCTGATTTTGATAGGCATCACAGCCATCAGAATCACGGGCTATGCAGCGAAGTCCTACTGAATACCCTATACCCTGCACGTTGGTTCTCAGTACAGGAATGTCACCATAGGTGCCAATAACTTCAGCTACGGCAGTTCTGTTATACCAGTTAAGGTTCGTACCATTACTCCCCGCCTTCGAACAGTCACTTGCCAGCTCGGAGGGGTTAGTTTCCAAGATCATTTCCCCCCCGAGCTGTATCTCATGTCCCGGCTGATTTAGGACGGTTTCAGTCACATCGACGTCAGGAAATCTATAAGTCGTGTTTTTGTTCAAAAAACAGCTTGAACTAGCCCAGCCTGAAAAACTGCACAATATTAGCAGCGCCGCACCGATAAACTTAATCCACCGCACCAGCGTTCCCATAGTATAAAGATCACGCGTTGTATTAATCATAATATGCACTCACTATCACACTGGAATGAACTTTACCGGCTGCCACCGCACTAGCAATTTTTTGAAAACGAGCCTCAAACAGATATTTCACATCGTAATGGCTGGTCGAAAAAGGATAAACGACATCAGAATGTCCCCCGGGATCCAGTACATTTTTAGTATCTTCTATCGCAAAGATTACAATACCGGTGCCCGTAGCCCCCCCCGCGTTCACCGGTGTTTCATTGATAAATGTCTGGTTCTCGGCATCCGCAAAGTTCCCCGATTGCGGCGCAAAGCTTAGATGCATCCGACTGGCAACGCCCCCCTGCCATGAGCCACACTCGCTGACGCTCAGCGAAAAAGCTTTTCCGCCGCTGAAATACTGCGAAGCGGAGGGCGTAGCATTGACATAGGCTGTGCTAACCACACCCAGATTAATATTTCCGCCGCCATCGACGGTAATTTTGCAGCTATTATCCACAATCGTGGCATTCACTGTGGTGCCTAAATCGGCCCGTGAGCTGGCGCTGATAATCAATAAAGGCCAAAACAAAGCAGTAGCTATTTTAAGTAAGCAGGAAACCAT